CCCAAATGGTCAGGCATCCGGTCCCACCGGGGCAGAGACAGCCTGACGTTGACAACCAAGGAGAAACATTTATGTCCGGCAAGGACGAAATTCTATTTATCTCTGCCGTGTTGCGGCAAGAAGATATGGCTACCCCTCTCGGGGCTGGTGTGAGCAAGGAGTGGTTTCACTCTCACACCGACGAGTGGGACTGGATCGAAACGTACCTCAAGCGTCATCGTAAATCCCCCTCAAAAGTGCTGTTCAGGGACCGTTTTCCTGACTTCACAATTCTGAAATCTGATGATGTTGATTACTCACTAGGGCAACTGCGTGATTCTCACATCCGTGCTTCCCTAATTACTACAGTAGATCAAGTATTAGAAAGGCTAAAAGATAATGATGATCCAGAACAGGTACTAGATACTGCTTACCGTCAAATGGCATCTACTCAAGTGGATGCCCATGGTGGTCAGAATGAATCTGAAATCCTTACCGACTGGGAAGATACATTCAGTGAAGTTGCTAGACGGTATGAACGTACTCAGGAAAAGGGAATGGCAGGAATCACCACTGGCTTTCCTACCTTGGATCTTCTTACTGGTGGTCCTCAGCCCGGTGACTACTGGGTAGTCGCAGCCCGACTAGGGCAAGGGAAAACATGGACTCTGATCCGTATGGCGTGCGCTGCACTGTTTTCTGACGCCACTGTCCAATACGACGCTCTGGAACAATCACGGGCACAAATCGCTATGCGGTGCCACTCCTTCTTGTCTGGCCGCTATGGCAAGCAAGTGTTTCGGTCACTGGATCTCATGCACGGCAAGAACTTTGATCTGGTGGCCTACCGGGAATTCCTGAAAGGACTACAGGGCCAGATGGATGGTCGGCTCGTAGTCAACGACACATCCCGTGGTCGTGTCAGTCCTACGTCGATTGCTGCTCAGATCGAACGCAACCATCCCGACATCGTGTTCATCGACTACCTGACTCTCATCAACAGTGGGGGTGATGACTGGCGGGCCATGGCCGACCTGTCAGGGGAGATCAAGGGGCTGGCGATGCGATACGAAGTGCCAGTGGTGGCAGCCGCTCAGATCAACCGCATGGCTATCGGCAACGACCTGCCCGGTGCTGAACACTTGGCTGCCTCGGACGCCATTGGTCAGGACGCTGATTGCGTCATCACCATGAAGCAGCAGTCCCAGAGAGTAATCAAGATGAAGTTGGCGAAGTTCAGGCACGGTCAGGATGGTCAGGTCTGGTACAACGAATTTGCTCCCAACTCAGGACGGTTTGAGGAAATCAGCGGCGACGATGCCAAGGATCTCACGGATGAGGACAGGGCAAATGCAAACTAAGGATTTCGTCAATAAGCATCTCAAGGTTCACAACCGGGCTGGCGATGAATGGCAGTGCCTCTGTCCGTTCCACGACGACACCAGTCCCTCATTCAGCATCAACATCAGGATAGGTGTCTACATCTGCTTTGCCTGTGGAGAGCGGGGCACCATGAAGCACCTGTCCCAGCACCTCGGGGTGTCTGGTCCCACCGACCTGCGGGATGAATCACAGGAATTGGAGCGCCTTCGATCTTCGATTGACGAACTAGACAAGCCCCAGCAGCGAACCTTGCCAGACAACTATCTGGAGAGATTCAGACACGATCACCCCTACTGGGAACACGAACGGGGCTTCTCTCCCCAAGTGCAGGTCCAGTTTGAGTTGGGCTATGACCCGGTGCGTGACCACGGGATCATCCCACCGAGAGATTTTAGGGGACGCTTGGTAGGCATTGTCCGGCGTCAATTTGGCAAGGATGCCAGCCCTCGCTACCTGTACCCACGGGGATTCAAGATCAGCCACCACCTCTTTGGCGCACATCTAGCCCGCACCCACAGTCGGATTGCGATAGTGGAGGGGTCACTGGACTGCGTAGCATGTTGGGATGTGGGCATCAGTGCTGTAGCCCTACTCGGGTCCAAGATGTCTGATCACCAGTACGACCTACTCACCAAGGTTGGTCCCGACTTCATGGTGGTGATGACCGACCGTGACGAAGCAGGTCAGTCAGAAGCTGAACGCCTCAGAGAACACTTCGGGCAGCGATTGATGGTCGGCACCTATGACAAGAGTTGGGTGGGGAAAGACCCGGCTGACCTAGAACCATGGCAGCGTCGTCAGATGTTTGACTCTGCCTTCACCGAATAGGCTATGCTCTAGTTACCACGCAAGTGGTTATCTCCTTATCATTTGGGTGAGAGGGGCCGGGGATTCATTCCCCGGTCTTTCTCCTTGCTGGGGGACTTTCTATTTGTGACACCTGACCCGGCAGCAAGTGGATCTCGCTGTGTCTTGGTCTAGTAAATTGACGGGCTGACCATCAGACACGGAAGAAAAAGATGAAGGCCCTGCTCAAAAAAGTAATCAATGCGATGAAGCCCAGATCCAGATCCCACTACTACCCTCACCATGTGATGACTGATGAACTGGAGAGGGAACTACTGAAGGCTTATGCTGGGACAGGAGTGCGTGGCCGTCGCTTCTAGGCCGTATCCAGCACCGGGTTGAAGAGCCGTGTCCAAGTGCTGGGGCCGACCACACCATCAGTCGTCAATCCCTGCCACCGCTGGAAGCGTCGAACAGCACTCTTGGTTCTCCACCCGAATACCCCATCGGGGTATCCAGCATCAAAGCCAAGGTGCCCTAGCCGGATCTGAGCGGTCTTGACTGCGGCACCACGAGAGCGACGCTTCAGGGGCTGGGTAGCAACCGACCTCCCCTGTGCATGGATGGCAGCGACGATGCCAGCCAGATCAAACTTGGGCACGGGCTTGGTATCAGCCCGATCCTCTGTGTAGGCCGTCGTCTTGAACCACGCCTTCTCGTTTCGGGGCTGGTGGTGCCACCACTCTCTGTCTTTGATGGTGGCGACGATGCCGTACTCTTCCGCAATTTGGTTGATGCGGTTGTTGGTGATGCCTT